TTAAGCAACATTCGAGCAGCGTTAATTCCGTCAGCCACAGAAAGTTTAGGCGTGATTCGGATAGGCTTGCCCATTCCCTCTAGAATGTCCTTAACACTCTTTCCGGTCATGTTCTTATGCTCGGCATCGTGAGGGAGCCACCAGTCTTTGTAGATATATCCCTTGTCCTGAAGAACCTGGGCGTAGTGGTCAATCGGCTTTTGGCAGTTTTGGTAGAAGTCAATAACTCGAACCTCACCACCGGCGATCACCTGAACAAACCAGATTGACGTCATGTCAGCCCATCCCAAGTCCCAGAAGGTTTGAACCGGAATGGTCTTGTCAATAATGAGGTCAATGATCCTGTTCTGCTCTTGGGCTTGTCTTAACTCTTGAGCGTAGACAGCACCATCCAGCATCTGTCTGGTGTGCCCTTCCCAGACGTTAAGGTAGGCATCAGGGTCTTTTTCTTTTAAGTGATCTAGTTCTTCTTTAAGAACCTGCGGAAACCACGGATTGTCCGACCAGTTAACTTTCCTGACAACTGCGTTAGGAGGAGGATTAAGTACAAACCTTTTAAAAGTTTCATCAGTGTCCAGGTCGGGGTTAAATGTTGCCCAGATTTCACTGCCTGGCTTTCGAATGGTGGGGATTAGAGTCTCCCATGATACCTTTGAGATTGCTTGCGCTTCCTCACACCAGCAGACGTCTACACCCTCATAGGATTTTATGGAGGTGACGTTATGTTTCAATCCAACGAAAGAAAACTCAGAACCATTCGCTCCGTAAATCGCTGTTCTCTGAATGTCGAATAAGGACTCAAGCCCCATCGCTTTGATCTGGTCAGCTAACAAAGCAAGAACAGAATCAGAAATTGAGTTCTGAAGTTCACGCGCACAGAGAATGCGAGTTGGCTTTTGAAGTGAGATAGCGATAAGTGCCCTGGCAGCAGACCAAGACTTACCCGATCCCCTTCCTCCGTAAAGGATTTTGAATCGGTGAGGCTCAAATAAGAAATCTAGCTTCTCAGGGAAGTCTAGTTCAAGATTCATTCGGACGTTTCAGATTGATTGAAATGCCGCTGATCTGTATCGCTCCACCCTCTGGTCCTGTCATTTCAGTCCGTGACAGTTTAGGAGCTGCGTACTCTGCAAGTTTAGCCAGTAAGTCCAAAGCCCTGTAAGGATCAGGCTTGCGATCTTCATTTCCGTTTGCAACGTCTGTAAGCCACTTCTGGACGTTTTCAGAGTTATCCGATAGCAGAGCACTAATAGTCTCTCGAAACTCAATGGTGGACCGATTAGGCACTCCCTTGGGTCTTCCTCTGCCTCGGTTGGTCAGGTTAGCAGAATTTCCGCTCTCTACTTTTTTCATTTCTTACCAATTCCTTACGGCTCGTTGGCGTTGTTAAGATACCCGTAGTTTAACAGGCATCTGGATTTATTTCACATTCAATGCTTCTTTGAGAACTCTGCGAATGTAGTCTTTGTAATCGAGATTAGACTTTTTTTCCGCGGTTGCCTTATCCAAAGCATCAAGGATCAAATCATAGTATTGATTATTTGTTAACTGAGGTTTTTCTTTTATCCAGTATTCATTGAGGCTTTTAAGCCATGCTGCTGTGAAGAAAAAGCACAGAAAAAACGAACCCCACTGGTCTGCTGTGTATGACGCATAAAACCAAAAAGGCTGACCTAGAAGACCAAAAATAGAAGCAAATTTTCTGTAATGATCTCTTTTGTCTTGAATTAACCAGATTGCGATAAGTTCAGTTACTGCAATAAATACTTGTTCAATCATCTAAGCAAACCTTCTAACCATGTCCATGCAGGCATGATGCCTGTTTTTTGTTCTGCGTACTCTGTTAGTTCTGGGCTTGCTTTACGGTTAAATTCTCCAAATGGACCGTAATTTACCCATGAATTTTGACCGCGGGTTTCAGACGTTACCGCGGGTAGAGCTTCAGGAGAATACATCCTTGCGTGAGCTTGGAAAGCGTTTTCTTCACCACCTGCGCGAAATCCTACCCCATGCTTTGCGTGTCCAAATACATCGTGGACAGCACGAAACACATCGTTTGCAGTGACTTCTTTGCCATCCCACTTTTCACCAATTCGCATTAACAAAGGATTAGCCTCGCTTGCCTTTGCCGCGGAAGGACCACCAAATCCTTGCTCTGTCGGGAATACTGACAATCTTTTGTTTTGAACAATGTCGTTGATTGCGTTTCGTGGATTTCCATAAATGTCACCACTTTCCGGCATAAAGTTGAATTTATAGCCAGCTTTCCTCAATGCCTCGTATTGAGCCATTGTTTCATCAATCATTGCATCGTATGCTTTTTTGACTTTTTGATCCGATGGATTGTTCTCCATCTTGCTGTAAGCATCAGCAATTTTCTTTGCTCGTTCTGGATCAACCTCGGCATATTTCAACTGAGGACTGTAAACAAAACCTTTTTTCTCTACTAACTCTTTTGCCAAATCAACCAGGCGCTGATCTGTGCCAAATTCTTCAACTTTGCCACCAACATCAACTTTAGATGGCAAACCTTCTAGCGGCTTTCCTACATACTTAGCCGGAGCAAGCATCCCAACAGGCGCAAAACTCAACAATCCCATGCCCATCTGAGCCAGTTCATTCATGGCTTGCGGGTTAGTTACCCTTGCAGGGTTTGTCGGGTCAGAAAATGCCTGTTTCTGTAAGTCCTGAAACCTTTGGTGTCCTTGCTGGATTCCTAATAGACCACTCTGAATTGCAGAACCAATACCTTGAACCGCCTGAGTACGGCGAGGGTCTTGCAGCCATTCTAGTAGTCCCATAATCTCACCATTTGACCTTATTTGCCCAGAAAGCCGCACTCATCTTGCCCTTGGCAATATTCTCGGCATGACGAGCCTTAAACGCTTCGTTACGCTTCGTTCCGTCTGGACTACCCTTGACACCTTGTTGTCCGAAACGGATAAGCTTAACCTCGTCACCAGACTTGGCTAAAACAGCATGGCTTTTCGTTGGGTGATTCGGAGTCTTCTTGGGTTTGTTATAACCTGAAAACTCCTCTGAGCCTCGTTTTATCATGCTCACCTCGGGATAAAAACGTTATCTGAGATCACTCTTTCAGCGAAATAATAACCCCAGTCTTGGATCATTATAGCAATTTCAGCGTCTGTCATGCCGTTTTTTCCGAGTCGCTTTTGTTCGATGATGATGACAGGTTTACACCTCTGGATTGTGTGAAAAGCACCTTTCAAAGCGTTTTCCTCGAATCCCTCAACGTCTAATTGGATGAGATCGCAGTCAATGTTAAGTGAGTCAATCGTCACCATCGGGATACCAGAATCGGATTCCTCGATCTGCATCGCGCCCCAGTTCTCAGCTTCTCCGTCCACCGATTTACAGTAACCCATCCTGTCGCTCAGTCCGGCTTTCGTCATGTTGACGTTAGGCTCGTTTACGTTTCTCAGTAAACATTCCCAATTCAGGTCGTTTGGCTCGAACGTATAAACCTTGTTAAAAAGGCTTGAGTACGCTTTAATCCACACCCCACAGTTAGCCCCTGCCTGGATGATTGTTCCGCGCTCTGGAACCCATTTAAGCAGTTCTGGCAGGGCTTGAATCTCCCTTGGAATCCACTTCCAAGCCTCTTTATCGTGTTTCGGCCACCACCACCCATCCCTGAGTTCAATCAATTCCGTCATATCCACGAGTTGATCCCCAGAATTGAGTTGCGAAACAGTGTCCATTGCCTTTGTAAATCTTTCCTGAGAAGTGATGTTTTGTAAAGTAATGTGTCGGATAAACAGTTAAATCGTACCCAGTTTCCCTGAAAACTTCCGTGATGTGAGCAGGTCCGGTTGTCTCCCAGGCTCGCTTGTCAATCACCGATGCTTTCTTTTGGAGGCGGTTAATACACTCTCCAAAGAAAGGGTTTCCTTTTTCCGATCCCATTACCGATACGTTAATCAACCCAGGACGCATGATTTCCTGTTCCCAATGGGCGAATGCTGCGGGTTTGAGCAACCAATCTTCTAAGGGACTGAGACAGACAGAATCAGCGTCTAACGTGATTCCACCCTCGTTGTAGAGGATTTCATATCTCATCATGTCAGCGACCCCACAGAGTTCGTGGGCTAACATCGACTGCATATGCTTGGCATTGAACCAAGGTTGTTTTAGTTCTTCATTGCCCCAGATTTTTATCTCATAGTCTGGGTTCAATTCTCTCCATGTCCCGATACATTTATCAGGGCGTTTGGACTCGTCACCGATCCAAACAAAGTGCAGTTTTTTTGGAATCACTTTTTGGCTGTTTTAGCGGCTTGCTTAAATGCTTGTGCAGTCGGTGCGCCCTTCGTTCCAGGCTTCCTCATGCGCTCAGGCGTTTTACCTGCGGCTTTTTGTTTTTCAATACGCTCACGCTTGGCGTGAATGTTTGCGTATAAGCCTTTCATTTTTTAGCCTTATTCGTAGCTGTACGCTGACCACGCATCGGCATCTTGGCTTCGCTCATGGCGATTGCAATGGCTTGCTTGGGGTTTTTGACAACCTTTCCACCCTTGCCGGAATGGAGAGTTCCAGACTTGAACTCGCCCATCACCTTGCCGATTTTCTTTTGAGCTTTATTCATCATCTTCCTTCATGTCTTTTTCCCAAGCCTTGCAAACGCGAAGGTTATGGCAAATGAACTCGAATTTGTGGCAGTAACCCCGACCACCACCGTCCTTATCGAACTCGTCTTGCGGGACAACTTCCATCGCTTCCAAAGTCTCTGGAGCGTCATCAAAATATTCACAGTTCGCGCACAAACGGCGTTTTGCTTGATCTGGAGAGATACGCCAGACGTTTGCCAAACCACGCCAGAACTCGGTGTTTGCTTCCTGAGTGTTCTCCGGACCGAGCATCTGAGTTTCCATCAGAGTGTCACGTATTTTCTCGTTGGATTCTTTGGTCAATCCTTCAATGACTGGTTTCTCAGCCTCTTGGATTTCAATCACGATCTCCTCTGCGGGAGCGAGTAAGCCAGCCATATAAACCTTTCAAAAAGAAGGGGGACGCATCCCCCAACTGGGGAAGGCAACTGCGTGAGAGGAGAACTCGGGCGTCCCAGTCATGTCGATTTTACACCTTTGGTACGGGAATACTAGAGGGCCATTCCCGATTTAAAACCAGAGTCTCCACGGTCTTTTTGTGAGCGTTAACCCACATTTCTTTCCTTTGGTTTTTTGTTAAGTCTCTGCCTTGGTCTATTTCAAAGTGACACCTGAGACACAGAGCAGCAGTGTAAATGTCGCTTGCCTTCAAGGAGCGTCCTTTTCCATGTTCAGACCAGTTTGAGTGACTTGCCTGGACGCCTTCGCTGGCTCCGCAGTGCATACACCTTAACGATGCCACCGCTTTCAAGAGTTTCTGACTGCGTATGTACTCAGTTTTTGGATACATCATAGAAAACTTACTTGCTCTTGTTTTGATTGTTGAATAAACATATCAGTTTGTTTTGAGGCTTGTTCTATACGTTTGCAAGCTATTTCAAAGTATTTTTGCTCTCTCTCAATGCCTATAAATTTTCGTCCCATTTGGATAGCCGCCACTCCTGTTGTGCCGCTTCCCATGAATGGGTCTAGGATGGTTTCAGGGTTGCCAGCTTGTTCTATACACCATTTCATTAATGCAAGTGGCTTCTGTGTCGGGTGGCCAACACGCTCTGGGTTTGTAGCTGCAATAGTCCACTGAAAGTAACCAGCTAATTTATCCATATTTGTCCAAGCAAGCTCAACGCGGCTAAACGACTGAGGGCCATCTGGTTTATGCCAAACAAGCCAGCACCGCGAAGGTGGCAACTGAAAATAATTTCCACCCCACAAAATTGCTTTTTCTCCTTTGCACAGTATTTCATCAAGCATTGACTTTGTAGGTGCTGCTTCATCCCAATCTTTTTTTTCAGCGCCATTCATCCTTTGATGTTTAAATGGTTGCGCAGCAATGTTTAAACCATAAGGCGGGTCAGCAATCACCGCATCCACCTTTTCTATTGTTGGCAGAATGTCCATGCAATCACCGAGGTAAAGTGTCGCATCTCCAATTACAACTTTTTCAAAAGTTAATGCCATACGTTAAAAACCTCTCGGCTTGTTATCTTTCCGATTTTCTCTGTTTTCTCTTTTTCTTTTTTCTCTCGCTTAACACCACTCTTTAATCTGGTCTGAGTTCTCAGGTCCTTAAGGAAGGTTTGGTAACTCATTGAGTCGGTCAAGAGATCATCCACCAGTTTATTTACAGTTTCCTCTTTGCCTGGGTTGTAGTGATGTAGCCAATCCCTGAGACTTCTTACCAAAACCACTGTGCGGGTTCGGTATTTTCTGCCCTCAAGAGGCAATCTCTTAACTTGGCTTTGCTCCCAACCGACCTTAGACCCTATAAGGGATGCCAACCAGATATTTCTTGAAATGTCAGGAAAAGCGTTAATCAGCGACACAATATCAATCCAAGCACCGTCCTCTGGCTTCCACCATTGCAGGCGTCTTTCAGCCTTGTTTGACAGGATTTTGTGAGCACTCATTGGAGATTCTCATTTTTAACTTTGGCTGACCAACCGCAGGCAACAGCTCCTCAGCAAACACCTCTCTTTTGCCGATGACGTAGCTCACCCTGCCAAATTGATTCATCTTGACCTTCTCAACAACCCCCACGAAAGGCTCGCCAAGCCATGAAAAGGGATAGACCGGAACCTTATCGCCAACCTTGCAGTGAACTTTCTTGTAGTCGATGCCGTGTCTCATTAGCAACCTCGATTGAACATTGCTTCAACCTTTTCCGTCTGATCGCGCTCACAGTAAACGGACACAGTATGGTCTTTGTCGATGGCAAGGTCAGCCACGACCATATCGTGTCCCCATTGGGTTTTGATCGGGGCTGGCATCCATACCCACGGCTCATGCCTCTCATCAATGCAGTTCGCAAGAGTTGGAGCGCCAACAACCTTGCGATGGCACTTTCCGTATTGCTTGCACCATGAAGGGCTATCGCAATCTCCGCCTTCCGATGGCTTCTTATTCTGCTGTGGTTGTGGGGTTGCTTTGACAGGTATGACCCACATGGATGCAACATAGCCCGATGACGGGTCTTGGTCGTACACCCAAGGCAGTTCTGCATCTCGGACATTCGGAATGGCTCCCCGTGGTGGTGTCGGTTTGTAGATTTTTAATGCCATCGGCTCCTGCTTCTCAGCCTGCTCTATGGCCGCTTTAAATCCAGCCTCAAAAAAACCCTCGGCTTCTGTTCTGCTGATGCGTGTGTTCCAAAGTGGATGCAGAGTTTTGCAGTATGCGTCCAGCGCCTGTTTCATTGCTTCTATGCTCATTTAATACTCCTTGAAAGTGATTCCGTTTTGTGATCCCCAAGCTAAAACCCACTCTGTGAATTCGCTTGCTTCTTGCTTACTAAACTTCCTTGTCTGGATTCCCAACTGAACAATGTCTTTTCCGTCAAGACTTGCCACCAGTTGACCAGCTTGCCTTCCTGTTTCTTTTGCCCACATATGTGCTAACAATCGCTTCCAGGTCTCAGAATCCCAATGTGCCCCCATGTGCTGCGCTTGTTTAGCGATCTGCCCAATGAGAGCGTGAAACATTGCGTTCTGGTCAAGGCTTCTATTGTCCTCTGTGATTGTTAAGGTTAACACATTTCCAGACTGCAATCTAGCTTTGATTCTTGGCAATAAGTCTAGGATCGTCTGGTGAGCCTGTTGGTATGAGTAGAGTTTGAATTCAGC